CACAGGAATGTATTAAAGTTAATGTCACTTTGATTTTTGATGCAGCACAGGCGATTCTATCTGCCAAAGCGGGTGCTACTTATGTCTCTCCCTTTGTTGGTAGACTGGATGACAACTCGATAACTGGACTTGACCTTATAAGATCCATCTATGATATATACAAAATACAAGGGGTGGAGAGAACTAAGATTCTTTCTGCATCAATCAGAGATGTAAAAAGTGTATCTCAATCTTTTGCAAACGGTGCTGATATTGTTACCATACCACCAACTGTATTAGATAAGATGTATAATCATGTATTAACTGACAAAGGATTACTTCAGTTTGATAAAGACTGGAGTGAAGTTCAACACATGATTGGAGGATAAATGAAACTACCAGACATTACACAAAAATGGTTTGACAAGGTAACTGAATGGGATAGAAACCTTGCGAAGAAGTTTCAAAACAAATTTAACTTAACTGATTATCAAATGCTTTGTATCGCATTTGCAAAAGGATTCGTCATAGGAGCAATTCTTTTATGAATAATTTTACAGTTTATTCTAAAGAGGGTTGCCCTTATTGCACAAAGGTGGTACAAGTATTACAGTTGGCAAATCTAAATCATGTAGTTTACAAACTCGGAGAGCACTTTGAAAGAGATGCTTTTTATGAGCAATTTGGAAATGGGTCTACCTTTCCTCAAGTTGTAATAGATGGAAACAACCTTGGTGGGTGTACAGACACCATCAAATATCTTAAAGAACACAAACTAGTATAATGAAACCCGAAGCTGATTTTGACACCGTATACGAAATGATAGAGCATGCTATAGAGTATGCCTTTGAAGGTCGAATGCAACTTAAATTCTACGAGTTTCTAAAGTATCGAAAGACAAAAAAAGTAGAAGTAGATTCATTTCTTAACAGTTCTACTGCTAAAGAATTATCAGATCAAGTATTAGAATTGGAAACTTACATAAAGGGTGGTGATAAAGTCTTGAAAGAGGCCTACGGACACATACCTAAACCAAAAGCAAGAAAGATAAAAACTTATTTACATGGAATACTTGAAGACGCATGGAGGTACAGCAATGACCGAAAACCCGGAAGGAAAAAAAAGACTTCTAAATAAAGACAAACCCGAAATTAATCGGGGTGTGGAATTATTATTAAGAAACAGGAGGGAAAAACCAAACAGATCTAAAAAGTTCCAGTTAAAGTTTTCTCTCTTCCGCAGAGAATTTGCTTTTTCTTTGGACATCAAAAAGAAATAAAATCTCTGGAGGATTCATGGAAACATTAATAGTAACACTGACATTAACAACTGTGATGTCACTACTTGCATTATTAGTAGGAGGTGTGATAGGATGGATGTTAAAGCAACATTCTTACGAAACTAATCACACAGCAGTTGCATATAATCATCCAGAGATGTATGATGAAAATGGAAATCTAGTTCCTGATGAAATTCTAGCTGTAAGGTTTGAAAATTATGACAACAACGACGAAGAAGAAGAAGACTGAATGGAAGGTGGCACAACTGCCACCTAATCCTTTTATATCTGAGATATTAGAATTAGTGCATAAGCAAAGAACAAAAGCACATAAAGTGAAAGTTCTTCAACACTATCGAGATGACGCATTAACTGCAATCCTCATATGGAACTTTGATCCAAGTGTAGTTTCTGCATTACCTGATGGTGATGTTCCATACAAACCAAATGATGTTCCAGAAGGAACAGATCATACATCTCTAAGAAGAGAATGGAAAAATCTTTATCACTTTATCAA